GAGCATCTCCAATGTAGAGCATTCCTCCAACTTGTTCAATTTTAGCCATCTATTCCTCCTACGAACTAATTGTATCTATGCCAGAAACTATTACATCTACAGCACTGCCCGAACTTGCTATGCCGTAAAGAACATCACCACTTGCTAAAACAACCTTAGAACCCCCTTGAATCAATTCAAGTGAACCTCCCGGTGGGATGCTAGCTCCTTTGGCAAGATAATAGTCTGTACTAGAATTTCTAATGTAAACATCAACAGTAACTGCTGATGAACTTATGTTTGCACATCTGATACCAATAATTGCATCATAATTTCCACCAGTCCATAATAATGAATTGGTGTCGTTATGAGATGTTGGTAAATCATCTTGCAAAACATTCCTAAAATCCTGTGCCATTTATCCTCCTATTTATTATAACTCATAACGCAACGGCCATGGCCAAAGCGAAGCCTGCTGAAGCTGCTCCAGTCAATGTGCCTGAAACTGTTAAATTTCCCGGTACTGTTACTGCTCCTGCCGAGCTAATCTCCAATGCCGGCTGTGCTCCTAAAGCACCTGTACCGTAGTTAATTACAAATTTATCTGAATCACCATCTTCAACACCCATTGAGTATTGAACTGTTCCACCTAAAGCGAATTGTACAACTGAATCACCATCAGTAGCACTATTTGTTATTTGTACATTTGTTCCATTTGCATGAGAACCGCCTATTGTTACACCTGTATCGGCAACGTGAGTCATTGTAATGTCTTGGTCATCACCAAGATTAATAACTGCCCCATCTGCCAAGAATAAGTCACTAAATTCCAGTGCCGCTGTTCCTAAAGCCGCTCCATCAGAAGCATCTGGCACAAAGGCTGTTGTCGCTGTAATAGTTGTTCCTTGTACAGTGCTTGTTGAAGTAATAGCACCAGAACCAACTGTTCCCGCTAAAGTTACATTTGCACCACTAAAGGTTGCCGCAGTGGTTGTTCCAGATTTAATTATAAGGTCGCCAGATGTATTATCTAAACTTCCAAAAGTTGTTCCGGCATCTTTTAAGAATATTGTATCACCGGCAGCATCTAGTATAATATCACCAGAAGAATCCAGTGTAATGTCTGTTCCGTCATTTGTTATTGTATCTAGGGCAATGCTTCCAATATTTGTAATATTGGCATCACTCATATCAAAACTTCCCGTTACATCAAAGTCTCCCCCAACACTTAAATTTCCAGTTACAGTTGCATTGTCCGCTATTGTTGTCTCTGAGGTCGTATGTCCTATTGTTACGGCTATGCCGCTTGATTCTGTCGCTAGTTTTAAAGCACCTTGTGAATTAGTAACATAAGAATTTGTACCATCGTGGTATATTTGCATATCACCACCATCACCAATTTTAATTGGAGAAGAGTCTGTTAATTCTAATGCATCATCTGACTCATCCCATAAAAGATAACTTCCAGAAGTAGCACCAAAAAACTTAACGTCATATCCTGTATCATCCACCCCAATAGTAACATTGCCACTTATATTAGGAGTTGCCAACATACTGAGAATTTCATCACTGCCATCGACATAGATGATATCCTTCATGCCTGTTGGTATGGTTACGGTTGCCGCACCACTTCCAGAGGTACAGATAACAGAGCCATCCGAACCGTTAATGATAAAATAGTTTACTTGTGCATCTGGGAATGTAACAGTTCTTGTTGTTCCCGGAGAACCAGTAAACTTGATTACTGCGTGTCTTCCATTATTATCGGCTGTTCCATCGGCAAAGGCTAATGTTACATTGCCAGAGGCAACACTTACTTCTACATATCCACCAATGGCATCATCGAGTAGGTCGATAAGGTTTTCGTTGAGTACGTCACCCCATGTACCTTCATTTTCCCCATCGGTTTGCTTGACAAAACCTAATTGTGTGTAATTTGACATTTATTTTCCCTTAATTTGCGTGTCCAGTTGTCCAAGTTTCCGTTCCATCAGATGTGGTATCTATTAGAGTCCAAAGCTTAACTGTTCCTGTTGCTCCAGTTCCAGCTTCTCCCGTTGGTTCTACCTTTGCTGTTCCAGTAATAGTCGGAATAGATGATAGTGATCCAATCGCTGCCAATTCTGGAGTTGTTGCTTCCGTTACATCGGCATTAGCCGTAGGAGTTTCCGTTCCCAAAGCCATAGTTGCAGCAATTCCTGATTCAGTAATTAATGCTGCATCATTCCAACCATTATCACCATATGCAGCAGCGTTATATCCACCTGTACCGGATGCCATGTTTAACTGATCCTAATTATAGCTGTATTGTATGCCGCAGACGGCAGTTGAATTGTGAACGTACCTGCTGTTGAAGTATAGTCAGATCCAAAATCCAATACTGCAATCGATGCATTTGACTTGGTATTGTTGTAAATGAGAGCACCACGAGCCGTAATTGTCGCAGTTGTCCATGCTGGATCTGCTGCATCAAAGTATGCCACTTGGTTGGTGGAATCAAAAGCCACGGCTTGACTTGAGAGAGTTGCCCCTCCTGCCGTGTATCCTGTTCCACTTACTTCGTTAGTTGCTGAATAAGCTGATGAGGTTGCACCCAAGGATGCACTTGATGTGTATAGTGCTATCTTTAAGGTATTCCCACTTGTTCCTAAATTTTGTGCTCCGTCTAAACAATCCTGTAAAAACGCATCTGTTAATGTTTGCGAAATTGCCATTTAATTTCTCCCTTATGTAGTTGCTTGTTGTATATTAGTTTCCCCCATCACATTTGATGGAGCTGCATAATCATCTCTTCTTCTTCTTCTTGACTGATTGTTAATGGATTCTACTGCCGCTTGATATCTCTGGGTATAGATTTGAAGATCCTCCCTTGATTTTGAAAAAGTACAAGCTTCCATGAGTGATCCAAACAAAAGTAACTCTTGTGCATTGATTGTCAGCCAATTCGTTGTATTAGTGCTTGACAGCGTATCCAGTCGTTGAACATAACTCATTTCTATTGTTAAAGCTGCACTTGGAGTTGGTGCAACAAGAAGCTCTGTATCACTATAATCAGCCCAATATTTTGGTGTTCCTGTTGTCGATGCTAAAGGCCAATAATCATAAATAAATTCATCAGTCCTTTTTTCCAAAAAATATCTTTTACTATCAGAATCAAGATATAGAAAATGTCTTATAACTAAGGCATCGGTTGGCTTGGAAACAAACCTATCATCAACATTAAATGACGAATAGGCACTTGTCGTAAAAGCCTGTGGATCGATGTCCCTTACAATTCTCTGTTCAGCCAAACCAATAAAGTTATCCGTTTCATTGGAGAATTCCGTTCCATCATTTTCCATCCAGTCCTTTAAATCTTGTGTTAAGGAAGAGTAAGTCATTGTTGCCATATTATCTCCTATGCCACATCATCTATTAAGGCAGCGACAATAAGATTTGCCGTTGCATCGCCTGCATCTCCGATATCAGATGAAATAGCGTGTATGTTATCTACAGTTGTGTTTGGAAGTCTTCCGAACCATGATTGTTCTGGCCCAATGAATACTCCGTCAGCTAAATTATAAGCTGCCGTTCCACCATCAAAGCATACTACAACACCATCTGCCGTACTTGTGTTTTTAATAAATAAAAATTTTACCTTGTCACTTGTTGTAATAGCCGTTGGTGCTGTGTCGTCATCCACGGCTGTATAATCTAAAAAACTACCTGCAATTAAATTTGTGCTTGTTGTTGTACAAGCCGTTAACTTATAGTACCACTTGTCATTGGCATCATCTGGTGATACCGTCATAGAACCACTAATAGTTTTAGCGATTTCATCTGGTAATAAAGTTGCTGTTAGAGTTATACTCGCATCATCTGCCATTGTTATTCCTTATTATTTAAGCTCCACAAGAGGGACATTCATCCCCTTCGCAAATACATTTTTCCTGACCACACGCAGGACATGCTTCTGTCATTTTCTTTTTCCCTCTCTTTTAAGTCGTTCTTCTCTCTCTTCGTATTTCTTGGATTCTTCAGGAGTCAATTTTCTAATGAAACCCTTTACTGGATTTCTCATTACTGCCATTTTTACAGGTGTAACTGTAGCATCAGCCATTTAAGTCTCCTTTAGTTAATTTGAATGATATTCCTGTAACCTTGACGGTTACGTCTTTACGTTTTTTTGTCGAAATGTTTCCAGAGTTGTCCTTGGAATTTGTACTGTCCGTAGTGAATAAGGTCTGAGGAGAGGTCTGCCCAGATTGATCCTCCGATTTTTTGCCATCGTCTTGAGAAGGCGTAGTCTTCTGATAAGTATCGTTCATCTTCATCCTTCATCGTGTCAAAAAACAAATATGTATTTTTAGACTTGTATTCCTTTCCATCTATAATTTGATCTGTTTTATAATGTAGGTCTGGATATTTATTTACCATCTTCAAAAGGCATTCCCTTTTCATTAAAAGACAACCAGTTGCCGCATCCAATACTTTTGCAAAACCTGTTTTGACTTCTACATTATCCTTGTCTGCAAAATTGAGGACATAGGGTAAACTTAATGTTTTATAATCTAAATTATCCTTGACTAACTGTGGAATAGCACTCCAATTAATAAGTTTCATTGGATAGGGTGCACAAACCACTTCATGATCAAAGTCCAGCATTCTTTTTATAATTGTTGGACTAAATCCTATATCGGCATCAACAAACAATAAATGAGTAGCATGTTCATCATCTAGAAAATTTGCTACTAATGTATTCCTTGCTCGTGTAACGAGAGATTCCATTCCCAATGTCTGTACCCGAAGAGCAATTTCCTCTTTTCTGCAAAAGGTTTGCAGTTCCAACATGGAATGAAAGTAATCCTCACATAGCCATCCACCATAAGCTGGTGTTGCTACAAATAAATTTATTTTAGGAGATGACGACAGTTTCCGATCCTAAACCTGCTGACATGGTTAACTCTGTTGCTAGAGGACTTGCATTGCCACCATGTGCTGATCCTTCTCCAAAAGTTCCCTCAAATGTTTTTGCTGTATGTCCCAATGTTTTATGTAAAGTATTTATAAATCCATTTTGTATCTGTGCAGAAGGATATTGTTTAGTATCTGGTCTTGAATTCTTTAAACCTTCACTGTCAACTGCATGTTTTTTTGATTTTAATTGTGGATGTTTTTCCTCAAATTCCGATCTATGAACAAATGATCCATTCCATTCCTTAACCATTTCCGTATAGGGAAAAGCGAGTCCGCTCCTGTCCGATACAGCCATAGCATATTTTCCTTTTGAGAAAGCCATTTTAATGTACCGTTACGCTAAAATCTGATTCAAATTCAACATTCTTTTTTTTGCATTCGCAATCTTTTTCGTTGCATTTACAATTATCTCCACAATCGCACTCACGACCGCATTTTTTACAAATTTTAATATCCAAAGTCTGGGATGATTCTGACATCTACTCTCTCCCTATCTTCTGTTATAGCTCTTTCAAACTCTTCTTCATATAGCATTTTAAGTTCTTGTCGCCTGTTACCATCAATTTGTGGCCTTTTTTGGCTCATATAATAAGCCAATCCGCTTGTCAGGGAAGGAAGATACCTGTCTGGTACATCCACATCCTGATAGGATGCATCTATATCTTGAATTTTTCTTCTTCTTCTATATCGAAAAGCATCCGTGGAATCGTTAGGTGTTGGATATAAGTATAATACAGGAGCATCTCTTTGTCTATCTAAAAACCATTGAGACGGTCTTGCCTTATCATCCTTATTTGGTATTTCCAAATAATCCTCACGACTAATTCTTGTAATGGTATGATCTGTTATATCTGTACCATTTGTTTCTCGTATGACAGCATCTAAAATATCAATAGTATCCGTATCCAATGTATAACTTGCTGTTCCATCCGTTAAAGTCTGTGATACTTCATCGACAGCCCATAACAGAATACCTCTGTTAATCCAATCCTTGCAAATTAAATTTAAAGATCGTCTTGCACTTTTTTGCTCATTTCCCGTTTGTGGATTACCTCCAACACGTTCCAATGCCTCGTCAATTATTTCATCAACCTGTAAAGTCCAAGATGTAGTTCCTGAAAGAGCCATGTATTATCCTAATTAATATACTTTATTAAATTCAGCCACAACCGTGTACATATTTCCATCGTCAGCCTGACTCGGAACAACCAAGTTAACATCATATTCATTTGAGTTTGATGTTGTATTGGGTTGTATTCCTCCAAAACTACGAAAATCCCAGTGACCTGTTCCAACTAAACCAAGCATTGGAATATCAGCATCTGAATCTTCATAATCTAAACGAGCATGAGTATCTCCACCATCTCCTGTATCACAGGCAAACCAAACTTGTTGTAAGTTTACATATGCCGCAGATGTACCGTCACCCCTCGCTGTCAAGGCAGAAACATCAGCAAAAACTGTTGTACTACCAGTGCCATCTGATTCAACCACTAATTTGTATACGATTTTTTTGTCAGATTCAAAAAGCGTTGTTGGGCCTGTTACTGTATCAGCCATTTATTTCCTCCTATAAAAAGGCTAGGGCTTTTACACCCTAGCCGTTATTGTTTATTCAAATATCAGTCTGCTTATTGCCTCAAACTGAACATTCAAGACTGCCGCTGCCGCATCGCAATTTTCAATTCCAATGTATGGAATTAAATCAACATCATCGGTTATAGCCGCTGACTTGGTAGTTCCCTTTGTTACAGCAGTACCACCCGTGCTACCAGATGTGCTGGTAACATTATATTGTTCACCATCAACAAAAATAGATACTTTTCTATCACTATCAAATTTAATTTTCAAATGATAATTTGTACTTGCCGCAACAGTAATTGGTAATTGGCTGATATAATCAGTGCCACCAATACTATGCACAAAATGTAATTTGGTAAAGTCTGTAAATGACTGACCGGCATTATCCGCATCAGTACCGAAAGTAAAAAACGCTTGTTCAGTATCGGTTGCGAGTTCCACAACATTGGTTTTTTTCAATCCCGCCCAAATCCATTGGTTGTCGATTGCGGAACTTGTTCTAATTCCACATTCCCAGTGAACCTGATTTTCAGTGCCCCACTTTACCCCAGACCAAGCTCCTTGCTTGGAGTCCAAGTGTGGTGCTACAATCATTCGGTCTTGGTCTGCTGTCGCTGTTGTCATAGCCATACCTGCAACGGTAGCACTATAAGTAGCGAGAGCTGATGTGTGGTTAGTTCCTAATATTTCAAATTGCCTGCTTACAGGTGTGTTCGTAGATTCAGTAGTTGAAGCCAAATCTCCATTAATACCGGGTAGAAGATCAAAATACTCCTCCAAGTAGTATCGTCTAGTGTCCTTGATTCCTAAGTCGTGGACTGTTCTTTCTGATATTAAACCAGAAGTAGTATTCTTGCTAATTAACTTAAATCCATTTTCCGACCTTACTGGGCCGGTAAAAGATGTTTTAGCCATTTTAAATTCCTCGTAGTTAAATCATACCATCGCTTCTACGATTGTCTGCTAGGGCAGTTGGCATGATTATTTTATCCTAGTTCCATAGATTAGAATGATTCTAAATCTATAAGATAAAGGGGGGAAATCCCCCCTTTATTCGTACTCTCTACGCTCCCGGTGATCCAAAAACGGATCTCCAGTCAGACCATCCGAAAGAATATCTTTCAGAAGCCTTGAAACGCATGTTTCCTGTTTCAAAATCTGGTTCCATTGCAGTCTTTAACGGTCGTCTTTGGAACATTTTAAGTCCCGAACCGCCAAGATCTGTGAGAATGAACCAAGCATCGGTATCAGTTAAATAGTGATTCACAGTATAACCTTCTGGGAATATATTCATTGATCTCATTGCATTGATATCATTGTCAGCAGTACCAACTCTAAGTTCACTCTTCAGGATTCTTTGTGCTACGAAAGCAGAATCTTTTGGAATGACCAATTTTCTAGGTTGTACTGCCACAGGAATATTTCTGTCGTCAACAAATCCGCCTATAGAAATACAGGCAGATTCTAGGGATGATTCAGATAAATCAGCCGCAGTTGATGGCTCGTTAGCTAGGTCTCCAGCTTCAAGTGAAGGGTGATCAGTAGTAAGTAATGCTTTCGCATCGCCACCCGGATAACTTGAACTGAATCCGTTGTTAAGGACGTTAGCCCCTTTAACTTGCTTAGTATAAGCCATTGAACGAGCAAGAGCCGCAGTATATCTTTTTGATAGCGTATCGTAAAGATTATCTTCAACCGCTTCTTCAGTGATTGAAAACGCCAATGCGATAGTTTCATGAGTGTAACGAGCAGTCCATAATTCAGATGAAGTGTCATAACTTACAGCACTTCCTTCTGCTTTTGAAACTGCACCTTTAAACCCAGTGAGCAAAACTTCTTCTTCAAAAGCTCTTGAAGAGTTTTCTGCTGTAAAGATTTGTGCGTGTTCTTGTTCCCAACGACTGTATTCTAAACCAAAAAGGGCGTGTAAGCCCGGTTCTAGCTCTTTTGCCAGTTGTGAACGTGATATAGCCATATATTATACTCCCGGAGTTCCATCTGCATCGCCACGAACAGTGTGTACGTTCAATTCGTGTTCAACGATTAGAACTTCCTGTTCAGTGTTCGCACCCCAAGAATTCTTTGGATCGGCAGTTATACCGAGAATTCTCAAGTTAGCAGGCCCAGTACCAATGTCACTTGTGTCAAGCTCCATTTTGGATTGACCAGTAGTGGTCGATCCAGCAGTAGCTAAGACATTAGCAAGGTTTCCTACTTGTGTGAATGCATCAGTTCCATCTCCTTGGATCGCAAAGATAATTTGCGGATCGTCATAGACGTAAGCTGTTGCGTCAGCAGATCCCAGAGTAGTAGTACTAGCAGGCCAATATTTTACGAATTTTGGTGTACCATCTGAGGCAGTGTATGAAGCTCCAGCAAAAACACCGAGAAGTCTGTTACCAGCAGCAGCTACATCAATATAGCCAGTGCTCAGTAACTTAACGAAATCCCCAGTGAAAATTGCAGTTGAACTACCAGAAGCTATTTTCCATTCTCTAGCCCTGATAACACCACCTGTCAAATGACGTACCGGTTTAGCACCATTTGGTGCGTCAACATTTGCCATTTAATTCTCCTATTTAGGATAATTAATCCGTAACTACAAAAGTAGCCTTATGCTATTCATCAAACTGGGGCTTTTTACGCCCGTGTGATATATCGGAAGATCGTTGTTGGTTTATAGGCATTGAAGGATGTTGTTCTTTCAAAAGACTTTCATCTACAGCCCTTTGCTGATTTCTTGTACGGGTATTTACCCATTCATTTCTTGAATCAACGAGGTCTTTAGGAATCTTAGCTAAAACAACATCTCCGCTACCAATAACTCCAGCAAACTTTCCGCTTTCGTGTACGGCATAGGTTTCATCTGGATGCTCATCAGCACGAACAAATTCATAACCTTCACGTCTCCGTTTGGCTATGTTCCGTGGATCGTCCTCTCCAGCCGCTTGAACCCTTATCCATCTGTACTTAACGTCATCAGAATTGGGTGAGGGTGCATCCAGACTACTAGGAGGTACATAAGTTTTTTTGCGTTCCTTATGGGAACGAGTTGTTTGTTTAGTTTTCTTTGCAATCATCATTATTGCTCCTTTACAAACTTCGCATATTCATTAGTTGGCACACCTAACCTTTGAGCCATTGCGATTTGGCCCTCAGAAAGTCGAACTCTCTTAGATGTGGAACGGGTAGCACGGTTTACACCAGCTACAACTTGTCGAGGCTCGTCCCCTTCAAAATTGCTAGGGAAAGCACCTCTCATTCTGCGATCAATCTCTGCGTAATAAGCATCCGAGGTTGGATCATATCCTTCGTTCTTCAACTGGTTGTCTATACCATAGGCCGCACCCGTCATGGCTACGTCCTTTCCGAACCAAGTATTTTCTTGAGACCACCTCAAAGCCTTCGGATCAACTTGTGGTTTCGGTAAGTCCGTTGCTCTACCACTTGTTTGATCGCTTATGCTTTGTTCAATCGGTTTAGGAGAAGACTCAAGATTTTTAAGCTCATACTTCAGGTCAGCGATCTTTTCCGATACTTCAAGAAGTTTGTCGGAATCACCGCTTTCATAAGCAGTCTTATGATCAAGACGAGCTGTTACCAAAGCATCTTCTGCTGATTTTTTCTTGGATTCATACAAATCCTCACGAGCTTTTTGAAAGTCAGGTTGCATCTTCTGCATTTCATCAGTCAAAGACTGATTAACAGTAAACAACTTATTTCTTTCTCGTTCAGCATCATTTGCTCTTTTCACAAGCTCATTGATACGGTCTTGATAGGTCTTCTTCTTTTTCTTCCTTTCAGTTTGAGGAATAGCTTCCTCTTCACTTTCAGGGTGGGCAACTACCTCTTCGGAATCATCTTGCGATTCTTCCTCTGAGGTATTTTCAATATATTGTTGATCTTCGATTTCTGGAAGAACTTTTTCTTCGTCTAGGTTTCCTAGAACTTCTGCCTTTAACGGCTCTAGTTTTTCTTCCTTTCCGTCATCAACAACACGTTTGGGTTTTTTGCCTTTACCCAATACATCGTGTACTACTTGCATTGGTTTTTCTCCAAAGATTTAATATTAAATTGCGTAGCAGAATTGCTACGGTTGGAATAAAGTGTAGCCTATGCTACAAAGTATGCTTTAGCTAACACTTTTTATATCTGGCACTATAGCCAGAATCTCGTCATCGTTCATTATTCGTAATTCAGCTTCACCGTATTTGAATCGGTGTCCAGCGTATTTTCCGAACATAACGTAATCTCCTAATTTTGCCCAAGCCTTTGACATGTCATCCCTATTGTATGCATCTTCGCCCATCTGGATTATTTTTCCAATGGATGCAACAGCACGGTGATCTTCAACAGCCTTGCCGGGCAAATAAATTCCTTTATTCGTTCTATCAGCAACATCTAATGTCTTTACTAATATCCTGTGGCCAACGGCTACAGGATGTTTCTTATCCTTTAGTTCTTTTTCAACTAGCGAAAATTCAGTCATCGTCCTCCTCTAAATTTTTTGAACTTTCCCTTATTAAATCCAAACACATTTTCAGTCCAGAAGCCTTGCCAACAGATTTCTCGTAATCCTCTTTAGAAATACGCCCGTCAACAAGAGAATCTGATATTAACTCTCGTTCCCTCTCTACTTTTGTCTTTAAAAATTTTATGAACTTAACTACATCCACTATAAGACTTTACCTTTTCCTTTTATTTTCTTGACTTGGATATCGTATTGTCCTTGATGTTTGTTCACGCCTCCCCCTTGATTATAGCCGTAAACTCCTCCGCCTCGGTTAAAGTATTTTATTACTCTTCCACCACCAGCGAAAGCACCAATATCTTTTGGTTCTTTTTTCATTCTCTTGAAATCTTCCGATTCAGGAGTAACATAGTAAGGTTCTTCAAAATCTTCAATAACCCAAACTTCTTTTTCTTTCATATTTTGAAGTCCTTCAGTTGCTCCTTCCCACGTTCCTTCTTCTACTTGTTTTTCTACTTGTTTTTTTA